CCAGCATCAGCCAGTGGCGGCATGACAATTACTTACCCTCGGGGCGCTTGTCCAAGCCCTGCGCAGCCAGCACTTCGGCCACGTCGTCGATGTGCAGGCAGTCACACATGCAGGCGTAGTCGTTCGGTGCCTGAATCACCGCAATGTTGCCGTTGCAGAAGTCGTTGCCGGAGATCGCGCTGTGCAGCACGCCAAAGGCAACAACTTTCCCGCCTTCCAGTTTTACGATCTTGTCACCATTCTTTGCCTCGCGGCCATTTCTGTAGTGCATGTCATTTCCTTTTCAAAGTGCTGCGCTTTGTAGTAGGTAGGCAGCTAACCAATCGTTTAAAGCGCGACGCCTACTTGGCCGGCTCAGATTGCGCGAGCAGTACATTCTTTTGTGAAGATCCGTGAGTCGTGCCGTACCAATACGCCAGCACCATCATCGCGACGGCATCCATCAGCCCCAGCACGCGCCCAACGATGATCTCGGGCAGGGTGGATGGGTATCCCCAGAACAGCACGATGATCTCGGTTCCCAGGCTCAGCGTCAGCAGCACCAGCGACAGCCAAAATAGCAGCTTCTGCGTGCCTCCTTCAACATTCGCCTTCCGTGCGCTGTCTCGATCTTTGAAGGCGAGATCGGCATACTTGAATCCACGCTCCTGTTCTTCGTTTTGATATTGAAGCTCCAGTTTTTTGAGTTCGGATAATTGATCCGGAGTGAGTTTCCCTGATGTGATGAGCGATGCCACCGTTTCGGTTGTTGATTTGTCGAGCCCCAGCACTTTACCGATCGCTCCGACAGCGACACCGGCAAGCGGTCCGCCCAGTGCGGTTGCCACGGTCGGCGCAATGCTCATCAATGTGTCTTTCCAGTTTGCCATGATGCCTCCTGATGCGATTAGATTATTGTGGCAGCACCACGCCATTGCGCGGATAGCAATACACCTTGCGCTCCCAACGGTCCTTGTTGTCCGGATCACTTGTGCGCTTGATGCTGACCGGCAGCCATTGCAGGTTGCTGACGGCGTCGCGGCCGCCGCACGCCCTGGGCACGACGTGATCGATGTTCCAGTTCGGGCACGGGCCGGTATAGGTGAGGGTCGAGGGGCACGGGTGGATCCTGCGAAAGGCGTGCAGCACGGCGGAGCTGCGGCTGGTGGTGTCGGCGGCGCCGGTGCGGGTCTCGATCAGGTCGCCGGGCAGCACTTCGGCGTGCGCGGGGTTGTATAACGGGGCGAAACCAGCCATGTAGATGATGGCGACGATGGCTGCGGCGGTGAGAAATTCTTTCATGTCACTCCTTTCGCGAGCGAGCTCGCTACTACAAAAAACAAATCCCCCTCAGTCCCCACTTTTTCAAAGGGGGAGGAATTACGAAATGCGTTCGAATCGCAGGTCGTTCGGTTGGTTGGGCGGCGGCGTATCGATGAATACTTCGCGTGCGGCATTGTAGAGCTTGAGCCGGTCTTCGTAGCCGTTCAGCCCGCCGTTGATGCACAGCGTCACCGTTTCGAAATCGCCAATGTCGGCCAGATCGTTGAGGTTGACCCCGCTGCCCATGCCGTGCGCGACCAGCGCCTTGATCGCGCGCTTACCGAGGTTCAGGCCGGCACCTTCGCGCCAGAACCAGGCGGCCGACAGCGCGGCGTAATCGTTGCGCTCCAGCAGATGCGGCTGCGCGACGAAGTCGATGCCGAGCGCGTCGCTCAGATACTGGTAATTCTTGCGCCCGGTGATCTGCATCAGGCCGCGCCCCATGTAGCGCGCGCCGTCGCCGGGCTCGGTGTTACCCAGATCCGCCCGGCCTTCATAGCCCGTCTGTGCCGGATTCCTGGCAGGGTTCCACACTTCCCTGACATAGGCCAGCCGTCCCGATTCGTGCCCCACCTGCGCGATAAACATCGCCGCGCGAATCGCGGTGGTGATGTCAAAGCGTAGCATCGATGCGTCGAGGTGCGGCTGCCAGATGGTCGCCCGCGCCGTGGTAATGCCGTAGATCTTGATCAGGTGCGAGGCGGTGAGGGAGATCATTTATCCCCCGCGCCGAACAAGCGCTTCTCGGCCCAGCGCTCGAACTGGAACAGCGCGCGACTGCCCATGTGCCCGGTGATGCCCACCAGCGCGGCGGTCATCAGTTGCGGGAAATTGCCCAGCTCGCATAGCCAGAAGGTGATCATGCCGACGAATGCCGAGGTGGCGATCTCGCCGACGAACTCGACCACATTGAACGGCCTGAGTATGCCCGCCTGCATCTTGCGATGGAAGCCGACGATCCCGCCCCATGAGCTGATCGCCAGCACCCACAGGTAAGTGATCCATGAATAATTGCTCGGGTCTTTTTCGGGCATCGTGCCGCTCCTTTTATTTACAATGTGTCCCGCTCGGGTCGAACTGATCGCGCAATATCACGATGCTCGCCTCAAAATCCTTCAGCTTGCGATAACCGATATTGGCCGCGTAAAGTTGCGGCTCGGTGTAGCCCTGCGCGGCAGCTTGCGCCACCAACCGCGCAAGCGTTCATGCCTGCGGTGCAGAATCTGGTGGGCAAAGTTGTGCGCTCGCCGGAATTTTCCGCATTGGTTTCGCAGTAGCATAATTGCGATTAGTCGCTCGGTGAGTTGCTTGCAGTATCCAGCGTTCCGGTGATGCTGAAGTTCCCACCTGTGCCGCGATTGGTGGCGGTTCTTCTTACTCCAATTTATACCTGACTTGAAACCCGGCAAATCCATTAACCCGTTTGTGCATCACATGCGCGTCCGGCACGGCGATGATGTTCACACCGAACCTTTCGAATTGAAGCGAAGCAATCAGCCCAAGCGCAGGCGCAACAGGGACTTCGTAGCCGGTGATTGCGCCGCCCACGATGCCAATGCTGGCCTGGCCGATGTGGAGCGGCGTATAGCCTGCCAGCGCATAGACCGAGGTGCGGCGGATGCTGTTGCGATACACGCCGGCCATTTGCCGCCAGTTGCCCGTGTCGCGCTCGATGCCGATGCCTGGGTTGGACTCGCTGAGATTCTGTCGTGCGACCTCGCTGCGCTGGAAGTGATACGACGCGAGGTTGATATCGAGATAGGTTGCCTCGCCCGCGAGGGCTGGCGATGTCAGCAGCAAAAAAAGGATGATGGCGATGTGGCTCATAATTTTTCGATTGGGGTGAATGTGAATTTAAGTAGATGGTGATACACGCCAAGAAAATTCCGATGTGCTCAATGCTTTTTGTCCGCTCGCTGTCCAAGCCCCCCCCGCTGGCCCCTTTTCTATGACCATTTGGGTTCCATTGATGGTTGCGAGGCCATATCCATATACTCCATTGTCTACCACAGTCACTACTGGAAATGCACGCACCCCAGTTTCGGGGGTGCCTAATGACAAAGTAATGCACTGATAAGGAATATTATTTATAATAAATGAGGTTGCGTTAGATGTGCCGTTGATATTATTCAGTCCACCAGTGCTGATAGTAGCAATCCCATTTCGTACCGAATATCGAATGGTAGGGGTCAATCCAACAGTGAATCCTGCAACGCTAACGACTGCCGTGCCTGCTACCGAATAAGTCATCCTGAATTGCGTCGGCGTTATCGCTACTACATCAACAAGCGCACCGGCAGCAAGGGTAATTGTTTTATTACTTGGGATTCCTTCAATGAGCAGGTTGGTTCCGGCGGTGAATAGGCAATCACCAGCGCAAATCAGTTTGCGCTGCGCGCCCGCAAACGGCGCGGCGGCGAATCCGGTTGCGGTTGCGGTGCCGGTGTAATCAATGGTGCCGTGGTTTTCGCCCACCCAGATATTAGGTGTGGTTGCAGAGGCAACAGTCACCTTACCGCCACCCGTGGCACGTTCATATCCAATAATCATCCACCCGTCGAACGTCCCGCTGGTAGTACATTTCGGAATAGCAAAACAGGTATCCCCTGCCTCGGTAATAAGGTTGACTCCGCCCGGACAGATCAGCGTGGTGGCGTGGTGCGTGATGGTCAGCGCGCCGCCGAAGCGCAGCACGATCGGGCCGTGGTAGGTGGTGCCGAACGAGGTGATGCCGGTGGTGCCGGTGATGCGCAGCTTGCGCGCGGCCTGCCCGCCGATGTTGGTGGTGGCGGCCGAGGCCAGGTCGAGCTCGGCGGCCTGGGACATCTCGTTGATCACGTCCCACATCGCGGCCAGCGCGGCCTTGGCGACGGCGTTGGAGGGGTTGGGGTAGGTGTCGGAGACACCGGTGCGTGCGGCGAGTTGGGTCATGTCAATATCCTTTCAGGGTGATGTCGGCCGTCGATCCGCTGACGGCGGTGTGTGCTGCGTTGTACGCCTTGATGCTGGGCGCGAGCGGGCTGGTCTTGTCGATCTCCACGGTCTCCGCGCCGCTGCCGTTGGCCTGCAGCGTGGCCTGCACGGTCTTGATCGAGGTGAACGGCCTGGTGTAGGCGATGGTGGTGCCGCCGCTGCCGATGGCCACGTCGGCCAGTTCTTCGACCATGTCCGGCGCGTCGATGGTCAGCAGCATCGCCGTGATCTTGCCCTGCGTGGCCCCCGCGCCGATGCCGGCGCGGAAGTTGTAAACGTCGTTCGCGGCGATCACCTGCCCCGGCCACGGCATCCATGCGCCGGGCACGCCGTAGAACGGATCGGCATCGGCGCCGTAGAACGATTCGCCGTCGGCGCCGTAGAACGGGGCTGGATCTGCCTGGCGATATTCGACGATCAGGTCGGCGCCCTGGGTGGTGAGCGCCAGTGTCATCAGCGACCCGGCCAGCGCGCTATTGATCGCGACATCCTCGGTGACATAGCTCATCGCGCCGAACGCGGACGGCTCATAGAACGAGTCGGCATCCGCGCCGTAGAACGATTGCTCATCGGTGCCATAAAACGAATCCAGCGAGTCGGCCACCACATCGCCGCCGGACACCGTGCAGCCGGTGAGTGTGCCCAGGTAGGCCGGATCGAAGTCGAAGGTCTCGATGATGTTGGCGATCGCAGCATCGCCCAGGTCGGCGAAGATGTTGGCCGTGGCCTGCGACTCGTTGCCGGAGGTATCCAGCGCCTTGCCCATGATGGTCACCACGCCGCTGGGTCGCACCACCAGATCGAACGGCGATTCGGTGATGATGCCGCCGTGCAGCGGCACCGCCGAGCCCCAGTCGAGGTTGTTGCCGTAATGAAAGCGGAATATGTATCCGGCCAGATCCAGCGCGTCCGCAGAGGTCCAGTTCAGCACCGTCCCGGCGATGGTGAACCCGGTCAGGTCGGGCGGCGGCTCGGTCTTGCCGATCACCTGGTGCGCCCCGGCGTAGATCCAGTCCGCCTTGACGCCCAGCGTAGTATTCACCGGGCGCGCCCGCACCGTGTAGAACGCGCCATCCTCCACCGGCGAGAGATAGGCCTGCGTCTCTGCGCCGGACACGGTGAACTTGTTCCACACGTCCGAGCCGATCATCTGCCACTCGATCTCGATCAGGCCGTTGGCGGCCACATAAGCATTTTCGGTCTGCGGCCAGGATGCCAGGATGCGCGACACGATGGAGCCGTCCGCCAGCATCAGCAGCGCGCCGGTGCCGGAGGCGCACACCAGTTGATTCAACTTGCCGAGCGCGAACGGGTCTGGCAGACCGGTGTTCGGCGTGCTGTCCGCCGTGACCGCATCGGCCTCGTCCCAGATCGAGGCGGCGTCTTCCTTGAGGGTGAGTTCGACCATTTGCTCTGGGCCGAAGCGTTTATCGGTGACGCGGAACACCTTGGCGCTCCAGCCGAACACCGCGCTGGTCAGCGTGACACGGTTGAACGGCTTGAGCGCCCAGGTCTTCAGCGAGAACGCCGCCTTGACCGTAAGGCCGTTGCGCTGGTCCTCGCAGAAGATGCGCGCCAGGTTGTGGATGTGCTGCACATCGTCGGTGAACGGAAACTCGATGTTGGTCCACAGCTCGCTGCCGTCGGCGGTGACATAGGCGGCGTTCTGGAACGGCTTGAAATCGGTCGCGACATATTGGTTCTCGGGCCCGATATACTGGCCGCGCACGCCGTTGTAGAGGTCGGCCGCCGGCGTGCCACGGATGATCGTCAGCGCGCCGACGATATCGCTCTGCTCCAGCGCCATCACCGGTGCGACATACTTGCCCGCGCTACATCCCCAGGTGGTGGCGACGATGCTGCCCGCCATGCACTGCGCCAGCGTCTCCAGCACCCGGCGCGGGTCCTGGTCGGCATTCACCGTGCCGTTGCAGACGTAGCGTTTAACGCCGCCGCCGATGTCCTCGTCGCACACGTTGGCTGCGGCGATGTAGTCGGCCGCTGGCAGGTCGGCGGCGTCCACGCCGCAGATGTCGCCGGTCAGGTAATCGTAGGTCGCCAGCGCCGGATTTGAGCTCCATGCGGTGGTGGTATCCCGCAGGTCGTAGAGCTTCTTGCCGCGCGCCAGCACCTCGATGGACGGCAACCCGCCCTGTAATTCCGGATGATTCAGATCCAGCCGCACCACGGTATATAAATAGCCGCGCAGCACCGAGGTGGCGAACCACTTGGCCGGCACGGCAGCCATCAGCCCGGCGTCGGCGGCATCGCTCGGCGCGCCGAGGGGCTTGGTGACGCGCACGCGCGGCAGATTGACGATGTGCTGGTACGAACAGGTCACCTGCCCGTAATCCTGCGTCAGCGTGACCGCCGCGCCGGCCAGCGTATAGGGCACGGTTTCGTAACCGTCGCCGGCGGGCTTAACGATGCTCAGCGTGCCGGGCACCGGGGTATACAGCAGGCTGAAACTGGCTCCGGTCTTGGTCTCGCTCTGCTGGTCGGTGCGCGTCGAGAAAT